CAATGTCTTCAATGCTTGCGCCAGATACGGCATAATAGTCGATAACGTGGATTTCATTCCGGGCCACCTGGTACCACCAAATTGCCGTGTCGTCCCGAAAGCCCAAGTCCCAAGCAGTATATGTCGGCAACGCCGGATCATAAGGCACGGCGCTGATGCGGCCCTGGTCTGCCGCCTCGCGCATTTCGACACCATAGAACGCGCCGAGGATTGCCGCCTCGAAGCTGCACTCGTATTCCTGCATATACTGGTCAGGCGTGATTTGCGCTTTGACCGCATCAAGTTCGTATTGCGGAAGAAGGCCGCTATCAGTCGCCGTCAATCGAAGGAGGAACCATTCGTCGGGGTTTTTCTTGGCCCCGGTGTAAATATCCCAAAATTGATTTTTTCCTTTAGGCGTCCCGGCAAAAACCGCCCAACCCTGCTTATCAGAAAGCGTAGGACGAATGACATGACCCCATACAGAAGGTCTAAAATCGCCATACTCGTCCATAAAAATACCGTCAAAACCCAAACCACGCATAGCATCGGCGTTATCAGCGCCAAAAAGGCGAATACGCCCACCTGTGACAAGATCAATTTGGAGTTCTGCCTCATTTGTCGCCTTCGCTATAGGAGCGCTGAACCGCTTCAGATAATCCCAGGCTACGCTCTTGGCCTGGCTGCGGAATGGAGCAATATACGCAAAAAGCGGGTTGGGCGACTTGCAAGTAACCGCCGCCCGTATGATGTCGTTGATCGCGGCAACCGTCTTGCCAGCCCGACGATGCGCCACAAGGCAAGCCCACCGCTGCGTCCGGTCATGGAATGGCATGAACGCGGTGCGCGGTTGATAGGCAAGACTGATCTCCTTAACCGCCATCCGATTTTTACTTCTTAGCGTCGAGCCACTTCACAACCAATTCAACCGGGCCTTCGTCCTTGCCCGTCATTTCGTTACGGGCCAGCTTGGGGACATGGTATTCGATCAAATCCGAAAAACACTTAATCGCAGCCAGCGGGCCGTCCCGGTCATGGACTTCATCCAGCCATTCCTGGAGCCGGTCAGCGTTCCCGTCCACAAAACGCGCAATCGCCTCACGGGCGTTCTGGGTCGATTTGTTCTTAACGCCCTTGGGCCGTCCAGCATTGCCCTTTTTGAACTGCGCGTGTTTGGGGGGAGGCGCGGCCATCAAATATCGTCCTTTTTCATGGATTCCATAGCGCGGGCCAGCTTTGGCCCCTTGTCAGCGCGGTTGTATTCCTTGGCAACCTTCATGGGGACGCCCGCTTTCTTGGCAAATTTAGGGTCGTGAGCCGCCGCAGCCATAAAACGGCGCTGCTTGTCCGAATGTGAAGGCATTTTCACACCAAAATTGAGCAAATCTAGCAAGAAAGTACGCTTTGCGCGGCAAGTAGTCAATCTGTAGGGGTAAAGCATGAAAAAAAGTCATAATATGGTAGGGTAAAAAGATTTGTACGGGGGGTTAGGCAAGAGCAAGCCCCCACCCCGTCGAAGAATTTTTTGGAAATCGACATCGACAGCCGTGTGGTATTGCCCAATCCCAATGATATCAATGGGTTAGCCTAGCTATGTTGCATCGCACAAGATTTCCCATAATAGACATTATACGCAGACAGGCCGAATAACCCAATGAATACAATGATATTGGCTATCGGTCGGCAAGGGCAATCGAGGCAATTGCAACCGCAAGGTGCATTAACCCCAATCGAGGCGAGGCAATCGGGGCAACGGTAACGCTAGGCGCCGGGGGCTATGGGTATGCGGGCAGGGTAGCGATTGCCGCTGGGCAAGGCTGCCAGCCCCGCAGAATAACCATCTGGTTATTCTGCTCCCAACCCAGCCAGGACGAGACGTACATTTAGAACCGGACATCCGGACAAGACACCGTACCTATAGGTACGGTGTGCGTGTCCCGGCTAGATGCAATGCCTTGTCCGACCGGATATCAGCGTACATTTTGGGCGGTAAAAACGGTCATTTGGGCCGTTTTTAGGATGCCCACGACAAGTGCTGCGAATCGTTATCAAATGTCCGGCGGACATCGCAAATGTCCGGTGCAACGCAACATAAATGGGGTAAATACGCTTAAACCATTGTAATCATTGGCTTTTAAGGGTTTTTAGGGGCAAAAAGTCATAATAAACGCAGGTGTCCGCCCATTTGCCTCTTTCGGCTCTAATCCAGCCGCCAAAAATAATATCATCCCCCCTATTGCATCCCCCAACATCATGAGTTTTACTCATGTCACACCGAATCAACGGTGATGCAAAGGACCGCCATGAGCAAACAGCGCCCGTATCATCGCAGCAAATTTCGGGGGGTATCTGGTTACCCCTTATGTTCGCAATCGGGCAGTACGGGCGGCTACTATGCCATTGATGTGCCAAAAGACGATTGGAATACGCTTAAGCCAGAACAGCAGTGCCTAAAATGCCTTGCCATTATAAAGGCAAGGAAAGCCGCCAAAGCCGCCAAAGTTGCCTAACCTTAAACTGTTAAACCAAAAGGACCGCCCCATGCCCTACATCCCCCCGCACCGTCCTGTCCCCCGCTGGCGTCATGCCGTCCAGGCCGCCCTTGGCACCGCCCTGCTAGCCCTATTGCTAGGCGCGGCTGGCGCGGCGGCTGTACTGCTGGCCGCCTTGGTAGGTGCGTTGTGACCTGGTACTTCGCCACCTGGGACGAAACAGGCGATAGCCAGCGCTTTTCCAGCATAGACGCCATCGTGCGGCACATCATGGATTATGACCTGCCCATCGTTCAGGCAACATTCATCGCGGTCAAGCCTAACGGTGAATGGCGCGATTGCGGGCTGCTTGTAGACGCTGCGCTTGAAGAGGAGCGGCTGGCGGCGGGCTATGACCGCGAACACGCCGAATGGGCTTCGAGCGCCCAAAGGACGGGGCGGTGATGTACGAGTTCAAGCCGCTTCCTGCCACGAAGGGTTGCCCGTTTTGCGGCAAACAACCTGAAATTGTTCGATTTAATATGAATCTCAATTATTCGGTCGTTTATTGTTACCGCGCTAGATGCAAAGCGAGGCCGGAAGTCGAAGCAAAAACAACGCTTCAGGCAATAAACGCATGGAACAAGCGCCATGACTGACAAGCTCAAGCCCGTCCCCCACGCCACCCGCTGCCGGTGCGGTAACACGCTGCCCAAGGCCGCAACGGCCCGATGGGATTCTAAAGACCGGCTGTGGTATGATTGCCACATTTGCCGTCCCCGGCCTGATCCCCGCGACCCTGACCCGGAGCGGGAAGGGCTTTTTAGAAATCATAATTGCTGGGCGTGCGACAATGGCCGGTTGCCGTGCAAACATAAAAACCCAAGGGATTGCGATAACTTAACAGCGAGGAATGATTAGATGCTGCATGAGACAAGCGCCCGCGAGGCATTGGCCGAAATGCGCCAGGGCCGTACTGAAGCCGAATATCTGGCCCTTGTCTGGGCGTCCCGCTACCCGCACCCCATGCCCGCATCATCGCCGGATTGGCCTTACGCGCCAAGCGCGGGTGTTGAGCAACCTAGCAAATTGAGGAAGATTAAATGAAAGCCGCCGATTTCCTATCTCAAGTCGCCCTGATCGTGCGCGAGCGCGGCGAGGTCTATGGTGACGCGCGGGCTAACCTGGGCGACACGGCGGCCCGCTGGACGGCCACGCTGGGCCACACGGTCACGCCCGCCCAGGTATGCCTGTGCATGGTGGATTTGAAAATGAGCCGCCTGAAAGCCAGCCCAACGCACTTGGACAGCTTGCAGGACATATGCGGTTATGTTGCTCTATTGTCTGAGATCATTACAGAATAGCACCTGCGTTACACCCACGGACGGCAGGTGCGGCATCCCCCCGGTTGACTTGGCGGTTCGCCGGGGGGATTGCTATCTCTCTATCACCCACACATCGGGCGACTTTTCATAGATCTTTTTGGCCGCTTTCAGCTTGGTCAACACTCTGTTGATTGCGCGGCGCACGTTGTCGGGGTTGTCGCCGCCTAACGGCTTGGCCTCTGTCCGCATTTCGTGTGTTGTGACAGGTTCACCTGAGTCCAGCATACGCAAGATCATGCTGCTGTATTTGCCAGATTTCAGGTTTTCTGCGGCTTCGCGGGCCTTATCGCTGAAGTTGGCGACCAGGCTGGTCTGCCTGTCGCCGTGCTGGTCAAGGCCCAGATCGACTGATTCCATGTCAAAATAGTATGGCAGTTCAGGGCGCTCGCCGTCCTTCATTTTTGCCACAGTCATCTTGCAAGACAGGGCTTCCGGGTCGGAGCGTTGGACGGACAGCATGGCGTCCAGGTTGGCTGCGATGGCGCTGGAGCCGCGTGGCCTGTTGGCCGCGTCCACGTTGTATCCTGTGTGGTGGATAATCATGACGGTGCAGCCAAAGGGCGCACGAAGGTGCTGGTTGACCGCGCGGAAGAACTCGCTGATCTGGGTTGCGTCATTCTCATCGCCCCCGCCGAACATCTGGGACAGCGTGTCAAGCACGATCAGGGTGG